CTGGTATACCTAGTATTACTACAGCAACAACTCAACAACCAGGTGAGACTGCAGAACAGTTTGCACAAAGACAAGCACAAGCTCAACAGTTTGGAATTACAAGAGCTGGCATGGCTGAACTTGCACCACAAGTTGCAGCACAAGATCCATTACAAGCGGCAGCATATGCACAAGCTGTAGATCCAACAAAAGGTCTTGGTGCTTTTGAACCATTTTTAACAAAGGCTACAACAGCTGCAGATGCAGCATCAGCTTTGACTGGAACGGGAGCAGGCACAGGTCCAGGATCAATTGCATCTTATACATCACCTTTTCAACAACAAGTTATTGACACAACGTTAGCAGAGTTTGATAAACAAAAACAAATAGAGCAAAATAGATTAGCAGCATCAACATTGGGCACACCAGGTGCTTTTGGTGGTGGCCGTGAAGGTGTACAAAGAGCCGAGTTTCAAGCAACAAGCGGCATGAACAGATCTAGATTACTAGCAGACTTACAACAAAAAGGATTTCAAAATGCAGCAGCAAGAAGACAACAAGACCTTGCAAATCAACAAGCAGTAGCAAATCAACAAAGAGGTCTTGGTGCAGCAGCACAAGACTTTGCAAGAGCTCAAATATCTGGTCTTGGAACTTTAGGTTCAGCTCAACAAGCACAAACACAAGCAATACTAGATGCACAAAGACAAGCATCGCAAATGGCAGTAGATGATCCAAGAAGAAGATTATCCATGTTAGGTGCGGGCATTGCACAATTAACGCCAGGAGCAGGAGCTGTTAATATTAGTGAAGCGACTGGTGAAGCAGCTGGAGCTAGTCCATTAATGAGAGCACTAGGTTTAGGTCTTGCGGGCGCCGATATATACGGAAGAATATTTAAATAATGGCTAAAGTTTTAAAGAGACCTATGTTTAGAAGAGGTGGATCAGCTAATGATGGTATTATGTCTGGTTTTACTGATAGAAAACAATTAGCTAATGGAACTCTTGATCCTGAAAAAGCTAAAAGAGAGGCAAAACAAATTCAGGATATTATGGAAAGCTTAGCTCCTGTTAGAAAAACAAGGTTGCCTCTTGGAGAAGTTGGTCTTGCATTAGCAAGAGGTGTTGATCCTTTGGATGCTTTGGATGCAGGTTATAGAGATTTTATAAAAAGAGATGACGTAAGACAAGCATTATTAGATAAAAGAAAACAAGCTGCTGTGTCAACTGCACTAGGATCACAATTAAAATCAAAAGATGCAAAATTTTCTGCTATTTTAAAAAGAGCACAAGAGGCTTTTAGATTAGGTGCAAAAAATCCAAACACAGGAAAACCTTATCAAAGTGTAAAAGAAGCTTTTGAACGTTTTCAAATGGGAACTGGAGATATTGAGAGTGGTTCAGTCAGAGAACAAGTATTAGAGGATTTTAAAGTTTTTAAATCAGGAAGTGGTGGATCTAAAGA